ACTTCTGGTAAAAGCACTCAATCACTACGGACAATACTACCAACAGGTAGAGATCCCGTGGATCGTCCCGCCAGAAATTACTGCCATCACCTGGCCACAGAGAACCGACGCTTACAAAACGTCTTTTGGAGACCTAGTTGGATCAGCAGAACAAGGATTTCTTGATCTACTTCATCGAAAGGAAATTAGGCCTGGCGCATACATGGCTGTATCACCATGCTTTCGTGATGAATCAACTCTTGATGCTTTGCATCAGCGCTGGTTTTTGAAACTAGAACTAGCTCATATTTTTGCACCAGGACCAATCTGGCCTGTAAAGCTTGCTCTTGGAAAAATGCTTAGCTACGCTCAAGAGTTCTTTAAGGCGCAGGGCATTTATGCCGTCCCATTGGTGGAAGACGAAAACAACTACACAATTGACCTGGTCGACTGCTTTACCTATGCAGAGCTAGGTTCTTACGGAGTTAGAACCTATGAACACCAACATCTTGTCTACGGTACAGGACTGGCGCTGCCGCGCTTCACAAATGTGCAAGCATCTCAGCCTATCATTAGTTCTTGATTGCGATCCGGTATTGCCAGGTCGGGCAGTACATGATTACGTAGACGTACAGCATCTAACTTGGCGGATCTTACCTACCCCGAAAATCTCTAACTTTGTAGAGTATCGGGGCGTGGCGCCTGACATTATGAATTCCACGACGTACAACGCAAAGTACTTGGCACAACAATGACTACTGAAGAACTAATTGAATACATGGCTAGTGCCAGAGTTGCGCTAGAGCGGCTTGGCTATCGTCCACACGAGGTTTCTGACGTGGTGGCAATCTGGATTCATAACCAGATTGGCGCCACGATTAGGCGAGTTGACGATCGATACGTCAACTCGATCAGGCTAGACGATCAAGACTGCTGGATGGACTTTGACGTCTGCGGCAACGGCACTACCAGGCCAACCGTGAATTTGGGAATGACCATGGACACAAGTGTTTTTGTTCCATATCATGAGTTCACTAACGAACAAATTGCTGCAGCAACCCAGCTACAGGAGGCGGCCTTTGCGCTACTTGCTTAACAAACTAATCGATCAATATGAATACTGGTACAACGCCGTGTTTGACAAGCTGGCAGAACTATTATGGAGTGGCTTCGATGACGACTAGACGAATTGCGCTTGATATCGAAACCCTAGGCACACAGGAGACGTCTGTAGTACTAACTATCGGTGCAGTCAACATTGACAATCCTGATGAGCAGCTCGAAATCGCTTTATCAGTTGAAGATCAAATTGCACTCGGATGCACCATGGACTGGCCAACAATCCAGTTCTGGTTTAACCAGTCAAATGAGACACGAGCCGCCCTGTTTGAAAAAAGACCGGTCCCAGTAACTTCGGGCCTATCGCTGCTCTCGCGCTTCTGCACACACGATGCAAGAAGTATTCCTGCTAGCCAAATAGAAGTCTGGTCTTACGGTAACATGGACGCCAAAATCCTCGAGCACTTAAATTCCCTTGCAACTGGCGGCCGACCTCTAATCGGCTATCGAGATTGGTGCGATGGCCGAACACTTGCACGAATTACAGGTTTGCGACTTCCTACGCCATCAATACCTCACCATGCACTATCTGACGCTTTGTCACTGGCTACGCTAGTACGCAAAGCAACTCAGTCTATCAATGCCAAGTGAATGGCGCTGGCCACTTCCACTGGCTCCAGAACTTCCTGACGCGCCGGGGCGTTTCGGCGCCCGGCGCAAATACGATTTCCACACTGGCGTTGATTTGTACTGCCCACCTGGAACTGCCGTCACTGCCGTAGAAGATGGTGTAGTAGTAGCTATCGAACTGTTTACTGGTGAAGCCGCAGGCAGCCCGTGGTGGAACGACACGCACGCAGTGCTAGTAAAAGGCGCGACCGGCATTGTTGTCTACGGCGAAATCACACCGTTAGTATCTATCGGCCAAACAGTAAAACAAGGTCAAGAACTAGGTGTGGTCAAAACAGTTCTAAAACAAGACAAGGGACGACCGACGACAATGCTTCACATCGAACTGATGTCTTCGAGCGCCGACACCACTCTTTGGTGGCCACTTGGTACCGCGCAGCCACCCGACCTACTAGATCCAACTCCATACCTGGAGGCTCTATGCAAACGCTAAAACAATACTTGCTAGCCAACGACTTAAAGCCACCGCCCGGGCAGCTGTACTTATGTAACGACTACGAGCGCAACAACGTGTGTTGGCTGGCAAAAGCTGGCAAAAGCGACATGTTCGTCGACAACGTCAATATCAACGGACGCACGCGCCGGCTCTGGTGTTACCCGCACGAAGTCTCCTTGCACCTCCTAGACTTACCATTGGTGATTCAATGAACAACATCGTAGTAGTATTTCAGAAAGACTATGTAACATGGCTTGATACGGCAGAAGAACTAGCTGATGTCGATAGCGTTTGTTACGGTTTACGCCTTGCTAACGATTTTCTAGACGGCGAGGACCGACTGCGCGTTTACATCTGGCCACAAAACCGTGACAAGATTCTAGATGAGGCAGAGGCGCTAACAGACTGGGTGCAGCGCGACTCACTTCTCAACAGCCTACTAGGATACGATGAAGACCATGAACAAGTATGAACTACTAGAGTTTCTTAGAACGCACCCTCTCAATCGCGGCTTTGTCGGTGTCAAAAAAGTAAATGACGCAATGGATTTGCACTTTGGAATCCAAGCCAGTTCGCACGTCGTCCTCACAGAACAAGCATGTACTCCCCAGTACATTAATCTTGCACTCGAGCGCGTTCAAGATGAGCTGAACAGAGAGTTTCTACGCCTTGCCGGCTACGACGTAAGCTTTACCTTAAAAGCCAAGATCCAGGAATTAATTGCCAAATTGCGCTATGAGCTTCCATATCGCTACGACATTGAAGAGACACTGCGCAATCTCATGGCGCTAGTAGATCAAATCCCAGCACTAGAGAAAACAGATGCAAAATGAAGAAAAGATATACGCCATCGCGTATGAAGATGGATTTTGGAATTGGATTGAGACTTCTAGAGATGCCCTTCCATATCTTAAACAAGGCTTCTCGCTTCTTAATGATCTTATGCGTGATCACCATTGCCTATATGTTTGGCCCAACGACAAAGACTCTCTCATAGATATGTTTGAATCCAAGTATGGTGACGAAGTTCAGCGAACCAAGCTTATGGCTCTTTTAGGAGTACACTCTGACTCCTGACCCAACACTACTGCACCAAATTCGAACCTTTCGAGAACGACTTGAAACCTATTGCTGGACACCAGATACAAGTTCATGTGGAAGCCAAGGCTCAAAAGGACAGTGTGCTGTTACGGCTATGCTGTTGAAAGAACGATGGCCAAACAGCTCTTACAGAAGCGCCGTTATGAACGGCGAATCTCATTGGTATTTAAGAATCCAGCTTGCAGATACTGCTGTTGATGTAGACATCACAGCAGATCAGTTTGGCTTAAGCCCAATACAAGTTGGTCTCGACATATATCCAGATAGCAAAGAACGACACGAAAACGAAATCGACGAAGATACTCGGCGCCGGTTCTCAATCCTTAAAACCAGGTATCGAGAACTCGCCTTGTTTCTCGATATAGATTATTGGTGGATGACAGCATCATGACACAAGCGCACAGAACGAATATGAACGACGATAGTTTCTTGTTTAAGGGTATCTTCTTTCACGACTATAAAAATATCTATTGTCTGCTAGCCAATCACGAAGATCTGCAACACAATGCAATCATTAGATCCTTAGTGAAACAAGGTATTTCGTACGTTCGTGGAAACTATGCTGAGGGAACATTTGTAGGCTCCGCGAGACGTCTTACTCAAGATGAACTTAGATTGCTAGGCCAAAACAAACTTGATATCAGTTCAATGGATACAAAACTTATGAAAGCGAAAACCACATCATGACACGTGAACAAGCATTACAGCTATGGAAAAATCACTTTGGCAACCAACTGCAAATTACCGAAAGCGAAGACGGTCGGGTAGCCTTCGAAGTTAGGCAGCAAGCTGTATGTATCGTAAAGATGTCCGGCGAACAACTGGACCCGACAACACTCGAAATACAAAGCCACACCATATACCAGGTAGAAGAAGCTCTTAAGAGGTATCTACTGCAAAGCATGTGCCTGGAGCGGAGTGGGCTCCCTCATTTTGAAATTCTGAGGCTTCTAGCAGAGGCTAAATCGTTAACCAAAAATACCAAAATCCACGACCTAATCGATCAAGCCACCAAAGAAATAAGCGCCTTGCCTCTTCTTGCTTACAGCAAGGTGCACGTTAGGAGTGGTCCGTGACGACCCAGACAAGAAAACCATTTCACATCCTTATTAACGAACTACCCGACGGTCGCTTCGTCGCCTGGGTTGACCAGCCGTCAAATGAATTCCTAGCTCGTTATCGACTTACATTGTGCCTTGGATATCCGTGGAACGCACATGATAGTGTTTTTGGATATCTAGATCCTGGCTTCTGGATTATCAAAGGCGAATACTGGATCGAAAATATACCGGGGCTGGCCGACGGCGATGACTTTCATTTCTACTACACAACCTTTCGCAAGCTACAAGACATCGAAATCTACAAACTAGCCAAAGGCAAGCTTCATCCTAAGGACATTTATGACGCGCGAACAACTACTAGCTAAATACGCAAACCCAATCTTAGTCGGTCCGCATGGACATGTACGCCTTGTAGACGTGATGGGAGACGACGCTGCCATCGTACAGGCAGCGCGCGTCTCCTATGGCAAAGGCACCAAGACAGTCAATGAAGATCGTGGGCTCGTCCGCTACTTGATTCGTCACCGCCACACCACCCCATTGGAAATGTGCGTAATCAAGTTCCATCTTAAGATGCCAATACACGTGGCGCGCCAGCATATTCGTCACCGCATGAGCTCCACTAACGAATACAGCACTCGTTATAGCGAAGTAGCTGATGAGTTTGAAATCGTAAGCGAATTTCGCTCCCAATCTACTACTAACAAACAGGGTAGCGGCGACCTGGTTACAGAAGCACCGGAGAATTTCCTAGATACTCTAGACTATAACGAAGTAGAGCTGGCGGAAGATTTTGCTAACGGCTACTGTAGCCTTCCAGAACTTCTGGAAGAAAACGTCAAAGCCTCTATCCGTCACTCATATCAGACCTACCAACTTCAGCGCAACGCCGGCGTAGCTCGCGAACAAGCCCGCAACGTCTTGCCTCTAGCCACCTACACTGAGATGTATTGGAAGATTGACCTCCACAATCTTTTCCATTACCTAAAGCTACGCATGGATCCTCATGCTCAAAAAGAGATCCGCGAACTTGCGCAAGCCATGTACGAGATTGTGAAAGACTGGGTGCCGGTGGCAGCCGAAGCGTTTGAAGACTACAGCCTCAACGCCGTAACGTTTAGTCGACAAGAACTAGAATGGCTGCGCGAAGCATTGAACGCCACACTAAAGTTCGCTCCAAAAGACTCTATGATAGATAGTTTTGTCAGCACTGGCATTACCAACAAGCGCGAACAGCAGGAGTTTCTAACCAAGTTGGGCCTTTCATGACGTATCACCACCAATCCCCACCAAGAAGCCATCGCCACACCGCTCATCACCTAGTGCCTACCGACGTAGATCCAGAATGGGCTAAACAGAAATCGGATGCTGCGGAGGCTGCCAGAAAAGAAGCGTCACGCCATAACAAGTACGCTTTGTACTTCCGCCCCATATACTTAGGCCTACTCTTCACCACAGAAGATGGACGTTACATTGTAGAATCGGTTACTCGATTCACAGTCAACGGCCATTTACTAGAACTGCACTGGTGGCCTGAACAGCGACCAAGCTGGGTAGCCCTGGCGCCACACTGTTCAACCGGATATCACTATGAAAAGAATTGAGCGTGACGATATTCTTATAAGTGTTCAGCCGGACTTCTTTTCGCCTGCTGAGTACGTAAAGCTAGAGGCCCAAAGCCCTATATGCTCAGAACGACATATACTGGTCGTCAAAATGCCAAAGTCGATACGAGATAAGTATCCACGTTACCACAGAACTCTTTTGTACTTTGCCATCCGTCATTTCAACGCCGGATACTGCCTCTATCCTGTTGATGCTCAGTACATGATTACTACCGTAGATACACTGTACTGCGAAGACCAAACAACAGAGGAGGAATTTTGGGCAATCCAGTCAAAGTGAATATGCCAGTGTTGGTGCGGCGCCTTATTTCGGCCAGCCCAAACATCTGGGCAACCGGAAGCTCCGCAGCCTTTCTGGCAGGAGAAACAACTACGCCACCACGAGACTACGATCTGTTTGTGACTGATATTCATACATGGAACTGGGTTCTCCAATTCCTCGAAGAATCAAAGTACGTAACAGAAAGAAACATTTTGGCTGGATTCAAAGTCAAACTGCCAGAAGGTGTAGAGCTAGATATATGGTACGACACGCTAGAGCGCCGCATGCTATCTCCATATACAAAAGCACTTTTCTGCTTTGTCCATAACAGATACTGGACATCTAATGCCTAGTGTCTACTTTTCTACCAAACCCAGGAGGGCTAATGGCCGTTCGTAAACCACCTGTCTACGGTATCTGGTGTCGTGCCGACAAAAAGTTTTATTGGCTTGATACCGGAGATATTCCGTTTGCTTCACCCACTGCACGTATTCTCCGAATGCTAGTTCAGCGCGGACTAATCAAGTATCCAGAAGACGGTCGACTGCTTCCAGACGAAGAGCCGTACCTGGTTATGGAATACAAACAAGCTCAAGAAAAGAATTTTGAAATCGTGCGTATTCCCCTACATGAAGGGATCAAAGACAATGGCACTCCAGATGGAACCCCAAAGAAACCGCTTTGGCGTAGTTAAAGCATTTCTAGCCACCTGCCTAGCCGCCGGCCTTTTGGCCAGCGGCTTTGCTATTCGCGACTGCTCTGCCGATGCTGAATCGCGCGCGCTACAAGATTACTGGCGTGAGCAGGTCGCTGCCGATGGCGTGAAGCTTGAGACTTCACGCCATCATGCTACTACACTAGAACGTGCGTTACGTGTTGCAGACCGGCGTCATGATCTGGTAAAAGAGCACTTGGTTCGCACTCAGGCTGACGTGCGAAAGCTTCAGTACCTTGTAGCTTCCAATGGCAAGCTAGAAGCACCACCGCCGACGATTGTTACTGTCGAGCGCAACGTTCCTGCACCATCGCATAAGTTCAGAACCGTTGACGACTTACTGGTGGCCGAACTGATCACTACGCAATCAGAGCTAACGACCTCTTACCAGTACGCAGTCTACGAACTAGACTTTCAAACAAGCATTGTCATAACAGACAAACAGGCATCAGTTGACGTACAGGTAGCATCCGCGGCCGAACCAGATAAGTACGTTCGCGTTGTACAAAAGACTGAATCTTGGGACACCTCGCAAAAGCATAAGCTACTGAAGCCGCAGTTGTTGCTAGGCGCCACACTAGCTGCCGATCTGACTCCACAGTTGGGCGGAAGCCTAGGCCTTAACTGGCTGCACCCTCATCCAGCCGTAGACGTACTTTCTCCACGCGTAACTGGCACTCCAGATACTTTCTACTTTGGTATCGACGCCCTACACTACAACGTAGGCGATCCAATTCCAGTACTAGAAAATCTATGGATTGGCGTAGGTGCAAACGTAAGTCATCGCGGTGAATTCTCTGGTGCCCTGACGCTAGGGGCCAAGCTATGACTACTGAAGAAATTCAGGCCATCTGCCAACGCTATCTTGGCCAGCCAGTAACTCAGCAGCTACTGGAAAAAATTCAAAGCGAGATTGCGCGAGCGCCAGAACACCTGCTGCGCCCACCTCCAATTCATATCGAAATAAACCACGTTGTGGAGAAACCATCATTTACCTATATGTATGCAGTAACGAGAAATGCTCTGCCCACGGTAAACACGTGGAGCGAATTGTCAGAACAACGAACGCAGGAACACAACAGTGCGACGCCTGCCAGGAACTCCTTACAAGGCTACCAGCATTTCCAACCTCTAAGCACAGTAGCTGGTCGCGTTGGTAAAGCCATTAACAAGCTCAAGCGGCTCATCAATCACTTCAGCAGCCGCCGGTGTACTCAACACCAGCAGCAAGAACTACTAAATGGTTTTACTCGCTACCTAGCAGAACTCGGAGAACCAAATCCGAGCTCCTACATTACCTTCAAAGACGGCTACCCGGCTTTTGACATGGACAGGATTGACTTCCTATGCTTAAGACCGCCGGTACTGTACTAACCGACAATGATTTACGGACTGTTAGCCGCTGCTCTGAACTATTTGACTTGGGCGCTAGACTACATCTCGCTCCAGAAGAGCAAATCGTTAAGCGCGCGCTCGAACACTCGATTGCACAATCTCTTAGAAAAGCACAACTATGGCCAGAGTTCTTTCCCAAAGGAGTAGCTCAGGCCATTACTGACTTGCGACTCTATCGAGATTATCTAGACGGCCAGGTAATACAATGGCAAAACCAAGCCATTTTGTGGCACGACTTACTGAGTAAAATTCTCAGCCCGGCACAGTACTTTCCTGTACTGGGCCCGACTCCATGGCGAGTTCAGGTAAGCAAAACACCTGTTGACATCAACGTAGTTGGAGTTCTGCGAACGGCAAAGAACCAGACACTTCACGTTCTGTACTATTCACCGTACGCAGACACTCATGATCGACTCAACGATCCAGCTCTGCCATTGCTGCTATCCACCATGGATAAGCTGTTGCCGCAAAGCCACGCACGAAAAACCAATGTACGCGCACACATTGTCGGCTCCGACAAACAAGGTGGTTTGTATTACAACAACCTTGACTCTGCTAGTGTTACTAACCAAATGATAGAGCGCGCGTCATCAATTGTGAAAACGCTAGAGGCCGGCCTTCACTGGCCGGCCCTACCATGTCCTTGGGCGACATGCCCAGTAAAACACAAATGCTCTTCCAGGAGTACACTATGAGTCGTTCTTGGGGAACAGACTTCGTAATCGTTAACGACGTTCATCAGCGCCTATCACAAGAACATCCAGGATGGGAGCATTGGGCCACTATCAGACGTGGCCTAGATGAATACATTGTTTTCCATTGCAATCCAGGACCAGAACACGTTCTTGACACCGGATATGCTGGTCGTACATATATTGAAAAGCTTGCACGCGATCAAGTCCAAATTGCCTTTGTTCAAATTGAAAACCCTGTAGAATTTGAAGACGTCGAAGGGTTTGCCCGTGCGGCCGGCCTACTACACCGCGATGGCAAAACAGAACTAAAACTAGGATACTGGTACGATGACCAATTTACGGGCACTTAGATCTCGCTGGACAGACCAGTTCAAGCAGCTGCCAAACCAAAGTCAATTTCACGAACGTACAAGACAGCTGTTGTGCCAGGGCATGTTCAAAAGCTTTAAGGCCTACCAGGAAGTACCAGTAGATCAAATCTGCGATTACGACAATGGCAGTCACAGATTTGACTGGTACATCCCAGATCTAAATGTCGTTATTGAACTGCATGGCGAACAACACTATAAGCCAACAAATCGAGGCAATATCTCTTACAACAAAGCTCTTCAGGAATTTGAAAACGGACGCATGCGCGACTCAGCAAAAAAACAGGCCGCCATTGAGTCTGGAATTAAATACGTGGAGATACCTTACTCCCTAGCACACAAGCTAGATCTAGAAACCCTAAAGCAAATGGTGCTAAATGACTGAAGACGTTACTGAAGAAGTTCTTCCTGAGGATATCGCAACAGAAGAGGCAGAAGAAGGCGGTATGCTTCTCGGCCTTGGAGATGCCGATTGGCAACCAAGCGAAGTAGTGGGGTTCGGCCCAGGCTCTCGCGTTATCCCACTGTTTGGTGAGTTTGGCGACGAAATGCTTTTGCCGCTCATGAGTCAGCTTATCGAGCTTGACCGAGCAGAGCCAGAAACGCCAATTACCATTCTGCTCCATTCGATCGGAGGAGACGCCGTTGCTTGCTTTGCTCTTGCAGACTTGGTCAAAGCGCTAACTTCACCCATCAAGATTGTTGTGATCGGCCAGGCAGCCTCAGCTGGCCTGCTTTTCCTACAAGCAGCCGATGAGCGAGTGGCCCTCCCCAGTGCACGCTTCTTCTACCATGCACCAATTGCCGAAGGGCAGGCTATGACACCGTACGGCGCTGCCAGCTTTGCTGCCAACTACAAGCGCATGTCTGATCAGGCAAAAAAGCTTATGCGCGCCAAGACCGAAATCTCAGATGCAGATTGGCTGCAATTCTTTGATGACACAGTAGGTCATGAGTTTGGCGTTGACGAGGCTCTTGCCTGGAAGGTCATTGATCGTCTTGCAACCGCAGAGGATTTTCATGGCTAGTAGAGGAAGGGGTGCCCGAGTCAAGGGCGCCCAGTTTGAAAGAGATGTGGCAGAATGGCTTACCTCTCATACACCAGATGGCTGGGAATTCAAACGTGGTTTAGGTCAAGCTAGAAGCGCCGCGACCGAAGGTGGCGACGTACAATGTGATAAACTTGACGGCGTAATGCACTTTGAGTGCAAGCGCCAAAAGAATTCACAGCCCAAAGCCGCTATGGATCAAGCAATAGCAGATGCAGGCACAGCAGTGCCTATCGTCATTACAAAAGACGACCGTCGCCCAACGTTGGTAACTATGCGGCTAGAAGACTGGCAAATTCTATTTAATGCCTGGCTATCTACATGGAGTACCAATGCTGCGAAAGATCAAGCAAAGGAAAAACCCGCTTCACCTGCGAGTTAATTCAGACGCCTTTTTTGACGAATGGGAGCGCTGCGCGAAAGACAGATCGCGCGACGCTTCCTTTTTGTTTTTAATGGCAGAGCCACTGCTTAATCATTGGACACACATGTTTACGCAGCCCGGGTATCCAAAAGACTCTTTCTACATGATGCTAGCTCACTACCTGAAATCTAAAGGCGACCCAGCGGCACTGATCGCCGCCTGGGTCGACTACGAGGAAGAGCGCAATCTCTCCGTGAAGTCATTTATGAATTTCGCGCTCGCAAAAACATTACGCAAGCTATCGACATTCAAAATTGGCACCAGAGCCAAGCTGGCACATCAAATCAATATGTATATAGTTCAGGCTCTTTTTATCGAGATCAGGTCATTTGGATTAAAACGAGTTGACGAGCCATCAATCGAGTCTACATTTTCAACACTGGCCTACGTTGAGGAGTGTCCGGACTGGCTACAGCTGAAAAACGCCGGGCTCACTGACTGGGAGTACTACACAATCATGTTGTATGGAACTGCCGGATTGGGCCTAACAGACATCAGCAATCTAACTCATATCCTCATCCCTACCCTCCAAACACAGGAAAACAAACTATGGCACTCACTAAAAGCGAAGCACTAGCTAGCGGCATTTCAAATCAGCAAGCCCTAGTCAAAGCAATGATTACACGCAAGCGTGAACCCAAGCGCATGCTCATTCCCGGCGGTAAGACACTTCTCCAGAATCTGGACGAACGCAATCTGGCTTCGTCAATTTTCATTTGGTTGCGCGGCGCACGATGGTTTGACTCAGTCACACTGTCGTTTGTAAGTGGCACAGTCTCTCGCCCAAGCAAAACCATTAAGGTTTCGGAATTCCCAAAGGCAGCCAACGGCCTACGCCCCTGGGATCGCCAGGACATTGGTGGCAAGCGTTGGCTTGCAGACAGAATTGCTGACGCCTTGTCGTCGAATCTCGTCCTTTCTGTCACTGCTAAAGAAGACGGCCTGTACGTGACTACCCCAACAGAGACTATGACTGCAGAACAGCTTCAGAGCGCTGAAGACTTTATGCCGCACCTAGATTTCGTACTTCGTCAGACTGACGAATATCGAGTCTGAAACAACAGTAGACAAAAGAAAAGGCCGCCCTCAAGGCGGCCTTTTTCTTTTGAGGTGATCAAGTAGGATCGTTGAGGTCCAATTCTAATCGCGCTTCAACACCAGTAACTCGCTCTTCTAGCACATCGAGGCGACCATTAGATAGGTACGTAAGCTGATGTACTTGATTAACAGTTACAAACTGATTGATGGCTACCAGCAAATTTGAAACCGTGTCCTCCAGCTTCTTCACTCGCGCAACTAACGCTGCATGTTGTAAGTCACTTACCATTTTGTTCTCCTGCGGCTGCAATTTCTTCCATTAGAATAGCCTTTATCTCGCGCACAATCAAGCTCACAGTCTCTCTGTATGCAGGATCATCTGGAACGTCTTCAGTAAAATGCACAGTCAGATAATACATTTCCTTGTTACTGTGGCAAATAGCCCGTGCATCTGTGGCGCCGACCAGCCCAAAACGCAATGCGTCTTTAAGAACAGATTCATCTGGTAGGCTATCGGTCGAAAATTCAACGCTTTGCTTAGCCAGCAACTCGATAAGAAATTGAATGTACACGTCATCTACCGGCCGGTTCAACCAGTGATGCCGCATTGGCGTCATGTGGCTAGCGTGTACTTCTGCTACTGACGTGACAAACAGCGGAACGCCAATACGTGGAATACTCCCACTATCTGAAGCCTTAAGTAAGGCCACACGCACAGCCCCGTAGGTTTCAATCGGCGGACGCAGGGCATCGTATAGGCGAGCGAAGGCATTAAACATCTGCGGAATGCGCTCTGCCATCATAGCCTGCCGCGCCGCCCACTCTTCTTTTTTTAGTTTATCGCGTCGCTCTAAAAGCCACTTCACCAAACCAATGATGCCGGTCAACCCGGCACCACCAGTAACTAACGTAGCTACAATAGCAATAACAGATTCACCAGCCATACCACCTCCACCACAGGCTAGAGCTATAGAGTAGCAGTAACGTAGTGGTTTGTCATGTCTCCTGGTAAGCCCAAATAACTACAATGGCATTTACTGTAGGATTTGCGCCGTTTGCAACTACAGTCAAGCCAGTTGCTGGCCCAAACCCACTACCATCAAAATCTGAATCGGCTGTTACGATATCTGTGGCGCGCAGGATCTCGCCAGGAGCGACTCCGTTTACGTCAAAGACAATACAAGGGCCATCGGCGTTTTGAATCTCAATAGTCTCCGCCGCGACACCGGTAGAGCTAATCTTGATTAGCTGAGCGTCAAAGACCTTGCCCTTGAATGGCGGCTGAATTGCAATCGGGCTATTGAGCCCAGTAATCTGCACGCGGTAGCAAACAGGCAAAAAGCCATTGCCATCATTGTCTGTCGTGGCATTAGGAACAGCGTTAGCAGGCACGGTAGGAAGACCAAGCTGTAGCTTGCCAACGCCAGTCCCACCGGCTCCTGGTCCAATCGTTACCGCTCCAGCAGTACTGTTGGCGCCGCCGCTGGCAATCAATACATCTCCAGACTTGGTATCTCCCGACCCCGTAACTGCTTGGAAGTCACCAGATTCCCCAGCCGTTACATTGCCAGTGCTAATAAATACAGGACCACTATTGTCTGTAGCGGACTCACCAGTAAAGATCTCTATTCTTCCAGACCTGCCACTAGCTACACCATCCGTATTGTCGGCATTGCCGGTAGTAATTTGAATATTACCTGAATCACCACCAGTTGCACCATTTGCTGTATCGGTAGGGCCAGTAAGAATAAATACCGGTGGCGAGCCAACGCCGCCACCTGCGCCGTCTGTAATTACCGTATGCGTCCACAAGGCTAGAGCGCTAGTGTACTGACTTGAGCCACCGCCAGCAACCGTTTCTGCTTGTGCGCCATTAGTAGCCAACAACGTGACCTCAAATGGGAAGGCCAAAGTGTTGACGCCAACCCAAAAGTCCTCATCGCTGCCTAGCTTCAAATACGTATCATCAGGAAACACGCCACCCGCACCAGCAACTGCGGCATCTAGCTTCTGTACAGCTTCTTCAAGAGAGTCACCATCTGACACTACCGTCAACGCACCATGATCACTATAGGTGGGAACGCTGGTACTGGTATCCATGCCGATAAAGGTGCGAACCGCCTCTAGCCCACTAGCTTGGCTTCTCGATACAAGGCTATCTAGTCTCGCAATTTCTCCAATCAAAGAGTCAAAAGCTTCTTTGACAGTAGCGGGGCGCGACTTAACAGTGTTCCACAGAACAAAGGAAGAGCCGGACGTAGCATCGCCATGAGCAAGCACTACGTTACCCACAAGTCCTTTTTCTAGCGCGTCGAGCCCGGTCTCGCTCACAAGCTGCTCTACCAAAGGTTTATAAACGGTATTGACCTGATCAATGAGTGAGGCAAGATCGCTCTTTACCGCACGTGTAAAAGCGGCGCGCTGTGCCGGGGTGGCAAGCGCGCCCGCCGCGCTACCCGTACGCTGAACAAGAGTTTGCAATAAAGTATTTAACGACATCAGATTACTCTCACGGTAAAGGATTCAATAACAGGACTTACGTTGGCATCGGTTGTACGAAGACTCGCTTTAACCCAGACTTGATTTGAAGGACCCACCTGACTTAACCAGTCGACAGCAAAGCGTTCATTCTGCCAGTTTGGATCTTTTCGATCGACATTCACTTTAATGTACGCAGCACCACTTTTGCCAATATCGATGGTGTAAACGTCAAGCCAAAACGGATCGCCAGGGCTCATCATATCAAAGTCTTCAGTTGGAAGATAGCGCAGTACAGCACCAAAGTAATCAACTGCAGAAGGATAAAGACGCTCACCTGTAAACCCAGGTGGGTACGCATAACCAGAAATCAAACCAGAATGATTGTAAGGGTAGAGCGGATCGGCGTCTTGGAGCTCATTCACATTTGCAACACCCTCTGGAATGACAACCCAATTGCGTTCCTCGGTTTCAAATGCTGAATATCCAGGCGGGATCCATACACGACCAGTTACAAAATTGCCGTTTACTTTCAAGCCGGTAGTGCCAAAATCCAGCCACCTGCCGTCAGCCTCCTCGACATAAATGGTGCAACGTATGATTCCTCTGGCTTTGTCATACATAATACCGCTTGCAAATCCACGAACGCTCAATCCAGTAGGCAAGTTTCGATGAACCTTAAGCTGGCGTAGAGGAACAGCATTAACATAAGCAGACTCTATGTAGGTATTAACGACAGCCTCGCTTTCGTAATCCAGCGTAGGCAAATCTAGTACCTGAACCTGCAGACTACCTGCATTAGCAACCGGATCCAAAAAAGCCGCTGTATCGCCAGGCAAACTCTGACCTACATTCATAATTGAAAGACTAGCTTTTTCCGGACTTACGGCTGTCCAGCTAGCACCATCTGCGGACAAAAACCAGTTAATCTTGGTGCCCTCGGGCTCTACTACACAGCACCCAAGCGTTGCTTTTGTGTAATAAACCGATTCGCCATTGGCGTCAGCAATATCGTAGGGCCCAGCGAACACCCAAGCTTCATTAATCCTGTAGCCGTCCGTCAGCACCTTAACGCAATCAAAATGAAACAGCGTTGCCCATTGATTAACACCCGACACTCGCGTATCAGCGGCGTCTTTTGCCACGCGAATCTGCACGGAAACAACGTTATCAAGATTAACGTCCCAGTGCATATCGGCACGAACAAGGCGCTCAACCGGCTCCGCCGGAATGAAATTGCTACCATCAAGCGAGTAGAACAGAGTGGCGACTGCGCGCTTACTTCCTTCGATTGGAAGTGAAGCCAATTGAATTCGTTTGACGGCTGTAGGGCCGTCAAACTTTACTTCAACAACCGCACTTACGCGTACGTTTGATTCCTTAGTGTACACGATCAAATCATATGATCTGCCATCTAGCTCTTTCAACACGCTGACAGGCTGACTGGCAATGTACGACAGCAATGTACCTTCAGTAACAGCTGATACGTTGATTCGAGCCGTCGACAAGTCGATACTAGATAGGCCATTGCGAGGAAGTGTAACCGACCCAGCCTCAATAGAAGCCGTAGTTTCATTCCAATTCACATGGTCGGCGGTATCAAAACTCTCTTCAAAGCCGTTTACAAACACATCTACCGAACTGTTAGCTAGCAGCAAACTGTCTACTTTGCTTTCAATGGCGCGCAAACGCTTATCAAGACGAGCTACCGTTCCGTTGAAGCCACGATAAACATCCTCTAACGCCTTTGCAGATTCAGAAAGCCGCTTGTCAATAGCTTTAAGGTCATCCATTAGCGCAAGGCGATTAGTATTTTCGTCTTCGGCTGAGATCTGCTCACCAAACCAAGGCCGCTCTGAATCGTAGCCAAAAAAGCCCAGGTTAGATACCAATGGCATTTGCTTTTCTAGCTCAGTAACGGCAATAGAAAGTTCGGCTTTTGTCGGGGCACGATTATAAGTACGCACAAACGCACGCACAGCGCGCTCTTGTAATGCTAGCTGATAGACCTTGTCGTTACTCATCTGAACCTTACCCCAAAGCTTTCAATTAGTGGGCTAAAAAACGGCGCCAGCTCTTTCATTTTGCTTGTGCCCGTATCGACTTCCCAGTAAATCTTTACACTCTTGCTTCCACCACCCAGAAGATTCTGCGTACTAACCTGTACACTATTGCTCTCTTTTCTATAGGAAAATGGAACAGGCGCGCAAACATCGTACGACATAATGTAACTAGCAGTTTTGTAAGTAATCACCGTACCCGGCTCCATTGGCACGTAACTGTAGACAACGCCATTGAGATAATCTACCGAGTACTTGTTGGCCGGAACAAACTCTGGATTGCGATAGAAGTATCCAATAGCAATTCCACCGGGCAGAACACCACCAGGCCCTACGTAAACAGTGACCACTCCACTAGCAGATACGTGGTATTTACCTGTACCGTTCACCAACCCGGCATTGGCCACGTGCGTTCCAAATACAACGTCATTGGAAAAACTTGGAGCAAATGTAGAGTCGTATAGACTTCCAGCAGCTAGGTTAAACACTACCACGTTAGGTGAGGTTTCAGCTGTTTCGTTCGTGAACTCATCTGCAACTTGAACGAGGCCTAGAAACTCACTAGCGCCATCAATAAAGTCCACTTCAACAGGTCGGACGCTTGGCCCTAAAAAGCCAGCGCCGACCGTTAGCGTTCCACGTACGATACGCTCGCACGACAACATTTGGCGTCGCGAGACCCCAACAAAGACATCGTTACGCGCTTCATACACATTGGTCTGCAAGTTGTATCTCTTGTGCAGTGTCTCACCAACAGTATCTGACCACGTAGCGGCAGTAAAAGCCGTAGGGCTCAACAACACACCGACAGGTACTGCACGACGATATACAATCTGATAGTCAGCGTCATTGACCAGAACACGCGTACGGTGATCGTAAGACAAGCGAGCACCAACAGCACCGAGAGCGGCGGGAAGCACAAGCACACCGGCCACTACGTCTACAAAGCAATTGCCAGTACTAGCGGCGCTAGTTCTACTATCCGTATGCACAACCCAAGGAACACCATCTACTACAAGAGTGCAGCTTTCAGCAATCAGGTTTTTGTGTGGTAGCTGAATGACTCGCTTGTCACCGGGAACGCGAAAGACAGCACGGGCAGACTCTTGCCTAACATATTCGATTTTGATGTTTTCTTTATCGGCATCAAAAGGCAGCTGGACCTCATGGTAAAAGCCATTAGACGCCGCGGTAAAGAACATAAGCTCTTCTTCAAAAACGATTCCAACCTCAGCGCCAGCTTCGGTATCGCTTGAAAGCACAAGCTCTTTCATGTCTTCAGTTAAAGACCACTCGCCAGCCGAAACGGCAGTAAAGTCATCCACGTAAGTATAAGGCACACCTTCTACCGTGACTGTAATACCAGTAATGTCTAGAGAGGCTTTAAACAGGTCTACAGGCAGGGGTATGCGCGCAGCCACACCCTTAGTGCGGCCAAGCACTAACTTGCGCAGACGGCTGCCTCTACGCGCTATACGAGGCTGCTGAATATGCACCAGCTGATTCTTAGGCCTCTCTGAAAGTTGAATGGTGGCCGGCGAGATGGCGGGAGAGACAACCTTCAGAATCGACTTAACGTCACCACTAACGTCCGTGTCACTGGTATTAAATGACGAAGCGTTTTGAAGCGCTTCGTCATTTCTCGTGACATTCAAACGCCATATGAAAGTAGTTGGCGCCCCATCCAAAAGTATTGTTTCTCCAATACCAGTATCGGCATTAACTGGGCGAGACCATGTTGCGCCGCCATCAAGCGAGTAATCAAGCATCAAGTCATATAGCTTTGGATCGGCAGGCCATACGTCCACAAACGGCAACCCAGCATATAGGCCGCCAGGCAATTGGTAACCCACTGAATTAACAGATCCGGCCTGTCCATATCGTACACGCCCAAACTCAATCTGCTTGAGTCCAATAGCCCACCGATTACGGACAGTGCCATTAGCTAGCTGAATTGGATAAAAAGAATCTTGCCGAAACTTTAGGACAGCAATCCGCGCCTTAACTGGCAAGAAATGAAGTTTCCATCCAACATCAGTTCCAACAGACTTAATCTGCAGCTTAGTTAGATCTAGGCTAGTTCCTGCAAGCTCAGTCAGGGTCTGAGTACTACCATTTGCCAGGGTAAATACAATGTCCTCTAGTACGAAAGCACTAGCGTTCTCAAAGTGGATAGGCGAGATTGTAAGCTGATTACATACTTCCGGCTTGTCAAACTCCACCTGCAAGCTCAAACGAAGCGGGCCGGCATCGAGTCTTTCGTACTCAAACCAGTCATTAGGATCGTTATCGAATGCAAAAGCCGTACGGCTACCATTAACAGCTTCATTGCTGTTGCCAGGTCTTCCATTAGACCCTTGAGCAATCTGACTACGCGCCACGCGCACCGGCTCGTAACCTTCGGCAGGCAAAGTCAAAACACCTTGACCTAAATCAGTCGAAAGGCTCTTTCCAGGTGAGAAACGCCAATCTAGAAAATCCAGATTGTAAAAGTGATCAGCAAGTACATACTTTGCGCCATAATCACCCCAGTTCTCTAACGCCGCGCGCTTCTGTCGAATACGCCTCATACGACCAATGAGCGCGTGGGTAGTTACCTGTGTCGTATTGAAATACGTTACAAACTGCTCATAAACCCGTCTACTCTTTTCCAGAGTAGAGCGCAAAAGCAAACCGTATTCACGGTAAAAGCCAACTAGTTCGCCAGCGTCAAACATGGCCCCAAAACCCAGCAGATCAAGCTGGTAATCAAACTCGTCTAGCTTCTCGACAAACTCATTCGCCTCCACCTCTACAGCAAGGCGTTCTTGCTCAGTTCGGGCGGACGCCCAACGACTAATAAACGAATTCAGCTGCCCCTCAAGGGCGCTGAATTCCAATACCAAGTTACGAGGCAGAAGTGCATTAACGGACACTTTCTCTTACCTTTAGCGCATAGCGCTGAACAACTGGAGTTCCGTAGGTACTACGGGATGCCGCGCGCATAATCGTAAGCACCTGACAAGTCCCTGAGGCTGTACGCCAGGGCTGGTCGACAACAACCTTGTCTCCCCGCAACATGATCGTACCATCTGACACGAGTTTCTGTCGCCGTTCGTGCTGATATGCACACCAGTAAAGTGCATTGCGATCCAGGTCAAGTATCTTGACGCGCGCTCTGCCAGCCCAAGACTTATCTAGCAAACTAGCAAAGTCAGTCTCTACTGACGACCAGTCTACATACCAGGTTGCACCGCCGTTAAGGCTAATATGGTAATCGGTACCAATGGTCAATAGCTGATCGTTTGCATACAAATCAAAACCTTCTCCAGCTACACTGAGGTCGGGAAGAAATTTCATCTGCCCTTCTCGCCCAACGATAGGAAGAATTTCGCGCTGGATACCATGATCATCGACTAACGGCAAAACCGTCGACAAGCTATTGTTGCCAGCCTTCAACGTCAAAGCAAGCCAAAACTCCGGCAATACAACATCTGCTGGCAAATAATGATCTTCGGCCCGAGCTATCATTCGACTAACGTGTGTTAGCTCAAATCCGGTGGGCTCGCGCAGCGCCAACTCTTGGCTTCGGAAAATACCAAGACCGTTATACGACTTTAAGCAAAACCTAATATTCTGAAGCGAGAAATCATACACTCGACCATACGTAGGCGTAGAGCTATAGGTCGGAAATTGAGAAAAGCCGGCAGCCTCTAGTCGTTCAGAAGCCAGGACGTTGGCACCTTGTTTTACAACAATGTCTGTTTTGCCAACGGGAGCGTATTGCACAAACTGTATTTTGAAAGCACGCGCGCGAACTGGAGCAAAAAAGACAGTCTGAAACTCCAAACTGTCCGTAACGTAAAAGTCGAGCGGAGTCCAAACTCCATCTAGCCCCTGGTATCGTAACTGTTCTATCAAGAGCGTGTTAGCTCCCAGCACCTCTAGTTCAAAACAATTTGCTACCGTGCTAGCAAACATTTCAAACAGCAACGTCAACTTAGCCGGCTTTGCCGCCAAAGCTACACCTTCCTGATATTCAGGAACGACAACAACATGTCGCCAAGGCCGGTTGTCACGAACAATATCAACAGGGTCAGATTCGCCCGACAAAACAAAACCGGCAGTAGTATCTTCCGTTAAGACCGAGACAGTCCGCACGCCTACGTCTTGTCGCGAATCCAACGGCAAAGTCAAGCCGCCACCCGCTACGTAGTCACACACGTTAGAAGAAATAAGACCAAGTCTAGACTTCGGGTCCACCATCCAACTATTGTTGTTAGCGTCGACGCCTTGGTCCTCTGCTCGTACAAAACTATTTACGTGAACACGCGTATAGCCTTTCTGGCTGATTAGCTGATCTTCCTGTACCTGCGCTTCAAGACTAGCCACTTCCTTTTGCAAGTCCTTAACAAGGCTGCGAGTAGACAAGCCGAATCTGCTAATCTCGTCAGCCACGGCTACACCTTCTTCATTCAGCAGGTTAATCTGCATCTTCCAGTCTTTGACCAGGTCTCTTTGCTTACCAGAAGTTACAACATCATTCGGTCCGTAATTCAAACTAAACGATACCGAACGTTGACTTACTACACGAACCGCAGCAGCAATTTCTTCTTCAGGAAAGACGACGTAAGGTACGTCCTGAATACGACGGCGGGCAGCGCTTTCCACGAAGCGCGCCCGCTCCTCAATAGACTTTAGTTGTAGCGCCATCTATTACTCCAAGAGCAGATCGATATAGAAGCGTCGCGCTCCACCGCCAGGGGTATTAAACTCGACTGTAAACTCAGCCTCTTCTGCCGGTGCTAAGTCTTTGAATGGGATGCGAGAATCAAAATTGGCGCCAGCACTATGACTAATTCGCTCAACCAAATCAGGACCAGTATTTTGAGGCAAAGTCAGTGTAAGGCCAGGCGCAGGACTACCAGCCAAATCACCCCAGGTCAAAATATCTTCGTAATCAGTAGCAGGAGCGTTACTCATTAATGCTTCAACGTCACCCAGCGAAGAAGGTGATGCAACGTAGACCCCTAAATCGTATAGGGTCTCGGATCCCAGATTTGTAACTCGAAACGTTACCGAAGTTGCAGAAACAAGATTAACTGGATCGTAAACCGTCTCATCGGTAGAAACAATTTCAAACAATAAGTCGCGGGCCATTGTCACACCTCGAGTCCAAACGCGTAGGGAACCGGATATTCGACCGCGCCTTCCTCTACACTAACACCCCAATAGTATACACCAGAGCTCAAGCCCGTATTGACATACGACATGTTTCTGCTGCCTGGCTCTGTATTTTGTGTAACTGTGGTTACAAGCTCCCAGCTAGAAACCAAACTTGTTTTGCGATATAGCCTATAGATGCCCGGCCCCTGCCACTTCCATCTTAACGTAGCTTCACCAGCGTTAGTTCGAGTACCGCTAAGTCTAACCTGGGGATAGACCCATCGTACAACCGGGTAAGTGGCAATATCTAGATGCGCTGTTGCAGCCTGAATTGCACGATCCTGCGTAAGCCAGCCACCGTAGTCTTCTAGCACGTATAGCGGAATCTCAATAACAACAACCCTATCCTTTGGTACGGTGAAGCCTTCAGGATTACCACCGTAAAGACTATGTTGAATTGCCGGCGAGCGAGCAATTACTTCTGTAGAAACCGGAACCCCTCCCTCACGACGCACGCTTACGATCGTGCAGTCACGTTGGTCTGCGCTAGAAACCGGATGTACTTCTGCCAAAAGCATATAGCCGGCCGACTCAGTTCCGCCGGGAGCCATTGTGGCTATCCAAACTTCATAAGTAACGCCAATAGCTGTATCGGTATTCACAACACCAGGGCTAATCCACAACTGCATATCAGGCTGACTTGCTTCAACAATTACGCCATCTTTGTCGACAACAAGATGGTGTAGCGCCCGCTCGCCATCTTCTACATCTGGAATCAGGTAAAACACTACAAGCTTATCGCGTACCGACTTGTTTAGAACCGGATTCAAATCAATGCCAGTGTATTCGAAATCATCTGCTTCGTAGTAGTAGCTGGCGCTTACTTGCCAGCTAGGATCCAAATCCAGACCCAAGGCAATAAAGCCGCCTACGTTATCTGCACCGGCAATACCGCTTTCATACAAGACAGAACTGTTACCGTAACGACTTCCCCACAGTGATTCATCACTGGTAATGACCTTAACTAGATCTCCAGCATAATCGTGTGCGTACACAGTTACATGCAGTCCTGGAATGATTGCCAAGCGGTCGCGCGGGGCCTTCAACACCCTGCCATTAACAATTTCAAGCTTCTCAAACGGCATGAAAATATAGGGACGAACAGGGGAGAATGGCTGTAACTCGTACTCTGGGATGCGATATCGACGAGCAGCAGAATCTACGTAGGCAACAAACTCTCCGTTTGTAAACCGAACGAACCAAGGTCGCTCGGCATTCAGAGCCATAGGCGCCAGAGGCTGAATCAGTGAGTCAGTACTCTCGCGCACATACCAGGTATCAACGACATTAAAATCAAAAGTGTTGGTACCAACACCTTCATCTCGCACGTAAAGCGGATAATCCGTACGCAACGAACCAGTGTCGAGATCAATGTCTTCCCATTGCGCTTCACGCGCTGCTGCCTCGGGGGCAAGCAGCTGCGTGATCGTACTACCGTCTTCTAGCGATACCAGTAGCCAGTAAAGAACGTACGCGCCGGTATTGCTATCAAACTGATTTCGATAGTTGGTAAAAACCTTGCCCGCACCTACATCTACAACGTAGCCACCTACCACAGGCAAGCGGTTACCGTTGGTAACGACCTCTAGTCGTACATCTACCGCACCATCAGGAAGGCGATGCTTGTACCAAAGCGGTTGTCTATCACCATTGGCGTTGATGAACGTTTGGTTAGTCGCCATAATGTCACGATAAACGCTAACGTAACTATCGCCGTACAAAACATCGTAAGTTTCAGCCGTAGGGAGTCGCGGCCGATTCTCTACCACTTCTGAAGTACGGTTGAAGATCACCAAGTTGCGTTGAGGAGTAAACTC